TAGAAAGCATAATCAAATGACACGCGAAGAACTAAAAGCCCAGCTGGCGAAATGCCAGCTGGAGTGGAAGGAAGAAGCGGGCAGGCCTGTCTACGGCTTACGCTCAAGAGTGACGCTGATAGATGGTGAAGATGGAGACGAAGATGCGTACGACGCACTCCGCATCGACTTCCAGATAGACGTAAACAAGGCGAATAGCTCCTGTAGCGTCGACGTTAGCGCACACGGGAGGTGGGAGTTTGGGAGTTACGAACTTGCCAGATCCACAGGCTATATCATCCCACTCGAGGTACTCAAGGAAAAAGCCGAGGAACGCCGACTATCTATGGCCTGCCGAATGCTCGGCATTAAGGACTAACGATTATGACGAAAGAGCAATTAGAACGTGAGCTTCTACCGCTCAAATGGGAGGAGCTTGGTGAGTACAGCACTATGCATGAGCAGCTTATGGCACCGCTAATACACGAAGGCTGTTTGATTGGCACTTACCATATAGACGCTTCATCCCCAAGCGCGTACTTCGGGCATGGGTATGGGTGGGATTTTTCCCTCAAGTTCGAACATGAAGGCACTGGAGATATTGACGTTGTATTGCGGTCGTCGTCTGAAGGTGAGTTTCCCGAACTTGGTATTATTCGCATGAAGAAGAAGGCCAATGTACATCGCATTGACCATATCCTTCGACACCTTAATACAAAACATCTCAAATACGAATAACATGGACCTATTTATCGCACGAGTATCCTACCATAACCTGGAGGACAAGAAAATCACCGAGACCTACCTCGTCAATGCAGCCTCCTACACAGAGGCCGAGGCCCGCACGCTGGAGTACCTCAACGAGCTCACGCCATCACCCGTGACAATCAAGAGCCTAAAGCCGTTAGGGGTAAACGATACCATGGGGCTGGACGTGGACAGCACGTCTGCAGGCTACTATATCGTGAGTGTCGTCGATGAGGTGGACGGCAAGAAGGTCACTCGCAAGACGCTTGTCAAGGAGTTGTCAATCATGGAGGCCAGCGAAATGGCAAGCGACGGACGTATTCAAGACGTCACCGACGCTCGAGTCCTCGACATTGTAGACATCATCAAAGCTGCATAGTCATGAAGATCTCACACCCTCGCATAAAATGGACGACGCTCCAAAGGGGCTTGCAGATCGGCATAGACGAAGCAACTGGGACTATCTTCTCGATGAGGGGTACACGCCTCTCGATCGGCTTCCACGGAGTATTCTCCGATCGATACGGCAAGGCGGTAGCCGAGGCGTTCCTCGATGCACTACACAACACCCCAAAAGAGTAACTAACCCAGCCCCCTCTCTGCATACGACAAGCGGAGAGGGGGCTACTTCAAAAACAGAGCTATGAACCTACTATCACTAATCATCGACCACATCCTCGGCCGTCGCTACTACGCGAATATCGTCTACCATATAGGCACGCGCAACTGCGAGATAGCCTCACGCATCTTCGAGACAAAGGAGGATGCGAGGGCTCACCGAGAGACCCTTGCATCGAACAGGTCGTTTAACTTCATCAAGACGATCTCATTCCGAAGCCGCACCAAGATAACCAACTTCCAACCATATGTTTAAGAAGCTCATCGACCAGCGCAAACGCCTTGTGACCATCGACTCGCGAGACTCATCAATAACACTATCACCCCGTCTACTGCGAGAAATGGGAGGAGAGAAAGCGGTCGGCAGACGTATGCTTGTATTCTCGATACCATCGAATGCTACCTACGGCTTCTCCTTCCTGCCCGAGGATGCCTCTGAAGCCCAGGTAAAGGCGGCTCCAGTGCTACAGCACAACGAGAACACCAAGACCCACGGCTTCGAGAGCCTGACACCTACGGCTGCCGCTATCCTCTACCGCTACGACATCGAGGACGAGGTGGCCCAGCTCTACGTCAAGCGTCGTCAGATATCCAGCACCACCTACTACGAGATCCAGCCACCACGTAAATAGAGATAGAGTATGCCTACACAGATACGAGAGATCCGTTACCGCGGCTTCTCCACAAGCCCCGACGACTATGCAGTGCCTGACGGGGATCTCGAAGGGGTGTCAGGTCTTGTCCCCGAGGACGAGGCTTTGAAGCCCATTCAGCCACCAGCTGCAATCTTTGACCTACCGAAGGGGAAGACGATCGATCACGTTCATGTGACCCCGTCATTTCGCCACTATATCCTTCGAGACCCTGAGACGGGAGAGCTCGCATACACCAAGGACGGGGGGACATTAGTGCCACTCGATAGCGTAGGCAAGGACATCATAGAGATACAGAGCGTCGGTAACACGCTCCTGGTGCTCACCCCGACGGGGATGCACTACTTCCTTTACAAGGACTCCACGAAGGGATACATACACCTGGGTGATCAGATACCATTCCCCAAGTTGTCCTTCGGACTAAAGACTAAGGAGGTAGTGGTAGAGGAGAACTACGATAGGGGGCAGGACCGCGAGCAGCAGCTGGCGTCGCTACTCAATAGGATTCGCGCCAAGCACTACGACAAGGAGGGTAAGTTCATCTTCCCCTTCTTTATCCGCTATGCCCTCAGGCTCTATGACGGATCTACCACGATGCCGTCGCCTCCCGTGCTTATGATCCCGAATACCTGCAATCGGTTCATGTTCAGCGGGGGCAAGATAAAGCTATCGCTATCTGTGAGCGACCTCTCTCACGCACTTGACGACCCCGAGGACTACAAGCGACTGACCAAGTGGGGCGACATCGTGAAGAGCGTAGACTTCTACATCTCGTCACCTATATACACCTGGGACCAGGAGCACCCGCTCACGGGTAACGGATCTGTCCTTGATCCGCTCGGTCTTATCCTTCGACCCTTCTCCATATCCCGAGCTTACTCAGGCTTCACTCCCGAGATACGTAGCACGGGACGCTTCCAGCCGTGGATTATACCTGGCGAGTGGGACGTGAACATCTTAGATCCGACGGCATGGCACGATAACAAGTGGTACGCACTCAATAACTCCGAGCGAGTAGACGCTCAGATTAGGGGCATCAGCTCGTTCTACCTCATTAAGTCAGCAGAGATCAAGCCTGGTATTATATCCCTAAGCCATGAGCTGGATATGCGCTTCGATAAGGAGGGCTTCCTGGAGAATGTAGCAACTTATGAAACGCTCCATGATGACGAAAAGTCGCATCACAAGACCGTACCGACGAGCGCGTATATCTACAACTCGCGTCTAAATATCACGGGCCTCTCCGAGCAGCTACTCTCACAGAGTGATCGCTGGAGGCTATTCCCGTACACTACACCAGTGGCGAGCCATTTCTTATATATGTTCTTCGTCATCAAGGGAGACGACGGGGAGGACGTATATATAAGTGCAGGGGTATATTCGAGCGTGGACGTAGACAAGCTACTGACATTCGTCTATTGCCCGGATCATAGAGCCTACAAGATGGTAGCATACAAGCAGGAGGTAGTAGGATCGACTTGGGTGTACAGGAAGCTGGAGCGCGAGCTCACAAAGCACAGCTTCCTCTCGGGAGCTTATGCTATGGGCATGCACCTGGCTCCTATTGAGGGGTGGGTGAGCTCTTCGGAGCGTGACCTCCGTGCATTCGAGAGCAATGTGCAAGCTACCTCTAAGCGTACCTTCCCATTGCCCAACAAGGTGTACACCTCGGAGGTGAACAACCCGTTTAACTTCCCGACGCGTGGGGTGAACTCAATCGGTACAGGTAAGATCCTCGGGATTAGTGCAGCAACGAAGGCTCTCTCCGCAGGGCAGTTCGGCCAGTTCCCTCTCTATGCCCTGTCCACAGATGGCGTATGGGCTCTCGAGGTGGCAAAGGACGGGACATATACCGCCAAGCAGCCGATCTCACGTGACGTGTGCATCAATCCAAAGAGCATAACGCAGATCGATAATGCGGTGCTGTTCACCAGTGAGCGTGGTATCATGATGCTGTCAGGATCGCAGTGCGTGTGTATCTCCGACTCGCTCGACCCCAACCGAAGCACCTCGTTGAAGAGCCTGCCAAAGTCGGACGAGCTGTCCAGGGAGGCTGGCATACCCAAGGAGCAGACGGACCACCTACCGCTCAAGGACTTCCTCTCGGAGGCGGAAATGATCTACGACTACCCCCGTCAGCGTCTGTATGCCTACAACCCCAAGACGTCGTACACCTACGTCTACTCCCTCAAGAGTAAGCAGTGGAGTACTACTCCTACCGACATTCGCAAGGCGGTGAACTCCTACCCGCAGACGATAGCCGTGACGAAGGATGGGAGGGTGGTGGACTATTCTAAGATCGACCCAACAAAGGGCGTACGAGGGTTGCTGGTGACACGCCCGTTGAAGCTCGGAGCACCCGATACGATGAAGACTATCCGCTCTGTTATACAGCGTGGGTACTTCCGCAAGGGCCACGTGCGAACAATCCTCTACGGATCGCGTGATCTCTTCGACTGGTATGTGATCTCATCAAGTGCGGACCACATCCTGCGAGGTATCAGTGGTACTCCTTTCAAGTATTTCAAGGTGGCCTTGCTATGCCAGCTTGACCCCGAGGAAGCAATCTTTGGGTGTACCATTGAGTACCTACCCAAGATGACAGATAAGCCACGATAGAGACCTCTCGGCACATGAAGCGGGGGCAGTTACTGAGAATACCTCGGTAGCTGCCCCCCCTCTTTTTTTTTTTTGTGCAGCCCTATCACAAAGGACTCATCTTGCGTCGGATCTTTCCTGTGCGTCGTGCCATAGCTCGGGAGACCTCTCTCTTTGCCATTTCAGCCTTCTCGAGCCACACATTAAAGCTGCTATCCCCGATGAGCATCAGCCACTCCGCAAAGGCGCGGCACACCAGGAACTCGTGTATCCAGTTCTCCGCATAGGTGAGCGTATGCCGCGACATGAGCGAAGGCACAATCATATTGAGGGTGTACTCCTCTCGCTCGGTGTCGAGTATATCGTCACGCTGGTGTATCTCGCACCCGCAGACCTGGTCCTCCAGCAGGGGGGAACGTGTGTAAGGGTAGAGTGCTTCCTGGATCTCGCTGAAAGAAAGGTCCAGCACACGAGCAATGCGATCGACGTTGCCCTCCTCGCCTATATCAAAGGTAAGATGATTGTCTACGTCGGGTTGCTTGTCCGACTTAGCCACGCCATAGATATAAGCGATGTTGCGTATATCGTATATGAGCTCATCTGTATAGAAGGTGAGCGTAGCCCGCTGGTGATCCCCGTCGAGGCGTTCTGTAATAAGACGGGCGTTAAGGTCGTGAAGGTATGTTCGTCTCTCCATTATTCGTAGGGGTTAGCTGGTCGGGTAGGGCGTATGCGTCGCGATGAAGCCTGCTTCATCTTGTCGAGGTCAGCTTGTGCAAACTTGCTGTATGCGCTTGCCATTTCATCCTTCATCAGTGCGTACCACTCCGACAGACACGTGTGGACCAGGTAATGGTGGATAGCCTCCTCCATATCCTTAACTGCTGGCAGGAAGAAGTTGTCGGGGAGGCGTAGCGAGAAGGTGAGGGCCTCTTCGTCCTTTGGCACATTGTCTACGGACGTAGCTGTATTCTCCTCCGTGAGATAGAGGTGCAGACGCTGGCGCAGGCTTGCGTCGGACGATTTGACCGCACGAAGGATAACCTCACGACTCTCCCCCTCTACGTCTAGCTGGGAGAGGGATACGGCCCGTGCGTCTTTGTCTTGCGATAAGTCGGTCTCCCCAAGTAGGTGCGCTTGCAGGGCCACCTGGTAGTAGACCTCGGGGAGCTTGATAGTAATCGTTACGTTCTGCATATTGGCTTAGGCTCTTGTGGGTGCAACGGGTGGACGCTTGTAGTGCAGCTTCTTTAGCATAGCGGAGAGGTGTGCGCTCGCCTCCTCGGAGGCTGGTGCGCTACCCTCGGGATAGCTCGTACGATACCACTCCGATAGTACCGCCATGGTGAGGAAGCTGTGTATGCCAGCTTCTATTGCTGGGATAGCCCCGTCATCGAAGCGGGTGCTCACGCTGAGCTTCACTACGAAGTTCTCTCCCAGCTCTACTGCACGGCCCACCGACAGGGTGGGGTGCTCCTTGATGTACCCACGCATCCCTCCGATCAGGGCATTCACCGCCTCTCTCCAATACCGCTCCAGGAGCTCACGGCTACTATCAGTAGGGAGAAGTCGGTCGTATGCCGTTGGGTCTTTATCGATGAGCTTTGCCGCTTGGTAGCTGGCACTCTTCTTGACCTCATTGTACACCAGCACCTTGCTTACATTCAGTGTGATCTCTTTCATATCCTTATCCTATTAAGCCTCGGAGCAATGGTAGCCACAACTTCCTCGACACCCACGCACCAAGAAGCAGCGCAATAGCAAGCAGGGGCGCAAAGGCCTTGAGGCGCATACTCTGCCACGCTGTGAGCTTGGCTGGGACTTCGACGTGTCTTGTAATGGTCTGCACGACGCGCACGCTATCGACACTCCCTGCGTTGATCGTATCGTGGACAACTCTCTCGCGGTTGCGATACACGACCTTATCCTTGTAGATGGTATCGCCTGCCATACGCTCGGAGACATACACGCTGTCGTGGATGTATATGCTATCGATGCGCAGGCGGTCACGCCACTCTATTCGGTCACGCCACTCCGTGCGGGTATTCTCTATCGGGAGCACACGTGGCGAGCAGGAGGTGAGGAAGTAGCCCAGCAGAGCAACGGCAATAATCACAAGGAGCGTCTCCCACACGCTCAGTCTATTTGTTTTCATATCTCTCTGTATTTATGAGGAGGGGCGAGGCTCTGCACCCCGCCCCGCAGTTAGTTACTCTCCAGCTCTCGCTTGAGCTTCTCCTTATCCTCCGCCTTCCACTGCTTATCAAGGGCGATAGCCTCCTCTTTGGGCGTGAGCGCCCAAAGGTCGGCAGACTGCTGGTCGGGACAGTAGAGGTAGTATCCGATTAGTCGGTGGCTTCGGTTAACGTAGGCGAAGCCGTCGGGTGCAATTAGCTCTATCATATCCATAGCTATCTAAAATTAAGCGTGAACCCCTTGGCGGCTGCCTTTTGCCCGTACTCACGCGCCTCGGCTGGATGATCGGTCTGCCAACCTCCAGGGAGTGTGATACTCTTGCCTGTCGCCTGTTGCAGGTTGTCAACAAGGTACTTGACGCTTGCGGTGGATAGACTGACGCACGCGGAGAGATCAAGGTCAACCTTTAGACCCTTGACGTGCAGCTCTTCGAGCGAGGCACAGTTGTTGAACATGTTACCTGTTCTTTGCGATCTGGTGAGATCTATTACACCCGTTACAGCTGTAAGTTTTGAGCAGCCGCTGAACATGTGCTCCGAGCTTGTGATCTCTCCCCCTGAGAGGTCGAGAGATACGCTCTTCAGCGAGGAACAGTTATAGAACATTAGGTTCGTGTTCGCTGCTTTGGGCATGCTGCCTACGGTTGCGGTCGTCAGTGATTGATCCCCTTGGAAGAGGCTGTTTACAGCTGCTACTTTGGGCATGCTGCCTACGGTTGCGGTCGCCAAAGCCGAACAGCCACTAAAGGCCGATTCAGCGCTCTGTACCGTGTGGAGAACTGGCAGTGAGACGTTGGTCAGAGCTGAGCAGTTATTAGCAAGGTTGGATACGTTAGCTGCATTTTCTATACCTCGCACCTCTGGAATCTTTGTTAGGAATGGATTTCGGGCGAAGCAATAGCTGAGATCAGCTGGTCGATAGCTCTCGGAGAGTTGCATTGTCGGGAACGATGTCTCTTTCCATTCAAGGAACTGCTGCGACCTGAAGATGATCGGCACGTAGATACTTAGCGCTCCGATCTTCGCTCCCAGCGCTTCCAGCCCGTCGTCGTCGGAGACCTGCGCTCCCTTTGATCGCAGGGCGTTGATTATGTTGCGTCGGTGTCTGTCAAGCTCCATGAGCTGGTCTGCCGACATCGTTTGCTCGTTCATCGGTGCATCCTTTCCTTTGTTAATGCGATAGAGGTACTGCGTTGTGGTGGCGTTGATGGCCGCATACTGCGCCTCGGTGAGCTTGGTGGTATCTTTGGTGGTCTTGAGGTAGATGTCATAGATGCTGTCACCCTTTTCACCCTTTGGCCCAGCAGGGCCAGCAGGGCCTTGTTCGCCTCGTTCACCCCTCGGGCCAGCAGGACCAATAGGACCAATAGGGCCTTGTGGGCCAGCTGGACCAGTTGCTCCTTGAGGTCCTTGAGGCCCTTGCGGACCTGGGCCACCCTGATCACCCTTGGGCCCTGGGTCACCCTTTGGGCCTCTCTCTCCTGGTGCGCCTGGAGTACCAGGAGTACCAGGTGTTACTGCTCCTCCTCCATTCTTAGGGATCAACTCCTCAGCGAACTGCGCCTCCGTCTTCGTGTACCCATGCTTCACAAGGATCTCATAGGCACTCGCACCACGGAGAGCTTCCAGCACCTTGGCTGTTACCTTTACAGGAGTTTCGTTGCTCCCGTACTTAGTTATCTTGCAGATGGGTATCACCACCTCGTAGTCGTGGTAGCCGTCGCTATACGCGTCGTCGGGGATGCGCCCATTAGCCGTCATCACACATACGCCTAAGCCGAGGCGTCGCGTAATATCCGCGGTCATCTCGACGATAAGCGTGTTGCCACTTATACTCACGGGTGGCGTGGCACAGAGTGCAGTTCGCCCGTTCGTCACACTCACAATGAGGTTCTCGAATAGGGCTGGGTCGAGCACCTCTCCCGACGGGTCTTTGATGAACTCTACTGGGATGAGCTTGTCTGTGCCTCGCTGGACAAGCTGTAATGCCCCCTTCGTCCCTGCTTCTGCTCTTCCGAATAGGCTCATAGTGTATTGGGGTTAATAGGTTTCTTCATCGTCATGTATCTCTTGCCGTCGTACTCCAGCACCTGCCCTCGGGGCTGCTTGTTTTTCCCTGCAATGGATACGTGTATCCACTCGCTACGCCCCTTGGGATGCTCCCATATCAGCTGATCGAAGCCCCCACGATCCCAAATGATATGGAGTAGCTTCTTCAATAGCTTTCGGTCGTGGGGTACGATGTCTGCAGCCTGCCCCATAGTGTGCTGGCTTTCGGGCTTGCCACCTATGGCAGCATTAAGACCCTTGTCTCCACCCGAGCGGAAGCCCGAGGTGACAATGATAGGATGCCCCAGTTCCTCACGGATGCCGTCAAGATATTCCATGAGCATATTGAGGTGCATGATCTGATCCTTATTGGGGTCGTTGGGGATGCCACGAGAGATAGCCGTGGGGCTATGCGTCATCTCGGATAGTGAAAAGTACTTGCTCATAGTCGTGTCAGTTAAAAGCCACTACCTCCTCGGTCGTTGAGTTCCTTACGGAGCTTCTTCATCTCCTCGTCGTCAAGCAGGGTAGAGTAGGCACTGCGAAGTCTGCGTAAGCTCTTTACTACGTTCTGCGTGTCGTTCTTCGGGCTGTTCTCCCAAATGCTTAGGCCCTCGGTGGCGATGAACACCAGCGCAAGGACAACAGACACCCACGGCACTTCGGGCAGGTGGAAGAGTTGCCACACGTCTGTGATGAGGAAGAGCATATCAGCGAAGCCCGCCACGATGAGGAACACGTAGTACCACAGAAGTTTGCCGAGGAGTGTGCGGATGCCCCAGCTATTCAGTCGTGGGGAGAAGCGTTTTGCCACCTCGTCCAGCGTGCCGTGCGCTGTGCCCTCCTCAATAGCCTTGCGGGCTTGGTCACGTGCGAAGCGCTTATCTCTGCGTATGGCTGAATTGGTGTCAAGGATGCTGGCGAACAGCACACCGACATAGCAAATCAGCACGACGACAGAAGCCAGCGTAATCTCCCCCTTGCCGAACACGGAGAAGTCGAAGTACTCTGTAATAATCATAGTCTTTGGTTTTGGTTGGTTAGGTTGGTGCTGGTTAATAGTTGTCTCCGAATACTAAGAAGGTGAAGTCAATATCGCTATACAGCGTATTGTCGTACTTCGTGTAGACCTCGAATGAGTTAGCCGTTATGTTGCCCGCCTTCGCGTTGTGTCGCCCGTTACCTGCGTCCATACACAGCACTGAGTAGCGCGTGTGTCCGAGGTCGTGTCTAACGGTGTATGTACCTGTCCCCGTTCGGCTGATGCTCATGCGATCCGCTCGTGCTCCCCATTTATGGATGAAGCTCACGCTGTTTGCGTTCACACGCCCCCCGAGGAGTGCCCCCGACATATCGACGTCGCCACGGATCTGCACAATGGGCTTGTTTAGTTTGTTCGAGATACGTACGAAGCGAGGGCTTGCACCCCACATGCCCATGAAGAAGAGAGCCCCTTCGTCTCCGATGTAGACGCGGCAACGTTCGTTACGGGTGTCGTTGAACTCGAGCGTGCGGAAGTCGTGGGTATAGGTATCAGGGAGCTTGCCACCAAATAGCATTGAGGCAATACGCAAGACCTTGCCGCCTTCCATCACCTCCATCTGACCCCAATGGCCAGTGCCGTCGTGGTTGATCTCCACCACACGCTTCTCGCCT